CCGAGTGAATATCTAAGATCAAATCGGTATCGTCCTTTGTGTATTTAATTCGGTTCTTTTCGTTTACTGCATTATCTAAATTCTTTCTCATGGTGATAATGTAAGGGTAACCACTTCTAATCTGATTAAATTGTAGAAGTTTATTCCCTTTCATTGGGTACATAGTACACCATGTTTCAAACAAGTCCTCATATACGCTAGTCATGCCTCCCATTGTATCACGGGTGCTGTTTTCTTGCTGTATAGTGATTAACCTATCTAACATAATATCGTCTTTCTATGGCTATATAATAGCCTTGCAATGCTTTGTTTTGTGTATTGGCTGATTGTGCCCGTTACGCTTTCCCCTCTATGCTCCCACATATCGAAAACCATCTTTAGAATAGATGTAAAATTCTTCTACACGAGTAACAATTTTTTCACCATCAACGTTTGGTGTTTTATCTCGCTCGAATTTTTTAACTTTTTGAATGTTTACAGGATCAACATATCGGAGTTCTGCGATGCCTGCTTTTTCATCTTTTTCATCAACAATAATATGATAAACTAATTTTCCATCAACATACCATCGACGAAAAATTTCGTAACCTTTTGTTTGAAAATCTAGAAGATGAAGGATATTATCAAATTCTTCTACTATCTTTTCCTTAACATCATTGCCCATTTTAAAATCGTCCATGAGCAACTTTATGGATTTTTGATTATCTTCGTTGACAATAGATTCACAAACAACGTCATCAATTGCACTCTCGCATTCGGGGTGCATTGACATTTCTCTGTACTTGTAAATTAGATCGGCGTCAGTTCTAGTAACGCCGTCTAGATCTAGATATTGACCGAAAAATCCAGCAGATGCCTCTACAGTAATTGCATCGTTCGTATCTGGAAGTACGAACGATTTGCGTATCTTCTTACCTTCTGTAGAAGAGAGAGTTTCTTTACCCAATAATTTAAGACCAAACAAATCTTTTAAATTTGCCATATTATGATTTCACCAAATTCCTTGAAACTTTTTACGAAGAAACGCCGCTATCTGATGTGTAATACTGATATTGAATCGTAACTCCAAATTGTTCAACTGCTGTTGCTGGTTCAAAGTTAAGGTCTATAGCAGTAATAGCTGAAGGCCAGCAATCCACAAACTTGTATGTCTTTAGATCGGATCCATCACGATCCAACTGTGTTACCTGCCACTGAAATGCATATTGTGCAAGTGATCCACGACCTTTGTGAGATTCTATAGTAGAGATAATATCACTCCACTTTTCAAATGCATTTCTTAGTGCCCAATTAGTATCATTGAGTACCTGAATATTCCATTCAGGAAAATCGCGTTCTCCTGCCAATCTCATTGGACGACCCAAGAAATTAGTAGTAATAGGAGTTAGTGTGATGGGAGGAATGCTTGCTGCATTGCAAAGAAATCTTATTTGTGATGCTGGATTAAGACCTGCTACTGCGGCTGCCTCAGCAGGCCAAAGGCCCTGCACCCTAAAAAGATTTGATCTAGCACCTCCGCCAATCAATTCTTGCTTAAATCTATTGATAAATGGGTCTGCCATTTTAAACTAACTCCTTCTTACTATATTTATTGGTTAACTTCTCTACTTTAATCCAATCTTTATACGCTTTTAATTTTCCGCTGGACATCTCATAAAATGCATTTGATTTATATTCTGGATTTTCCCGACACCACTTTTTAAGGTTAGATATTTCTAAAGTTGTACCATCTTTATTTGTTAATTTCCAAATTTGTGCATTGTATTCGTGGCCCATCATTTCTTGTCTGTGAATTTCTTTTCTTGCTGCTAGATGGGGTGTTCCGTGAATCTTTGACCACGCTCTTATTTTTTCTTTGTGTTCTTCTGATAATTTCTTACCAAGGTGTGTTTCTCTAATACGTTGTATACAATACTCACTTGGTTTCTTACCCTTATTAACTTCACTTAAATGCTTTTTCTGTTCGTCTGAAAATTTATATCCGCCTTTAGTATTTCCTGTGCTTCCTGCATTAGAATTATATCCATTTTCAAAAGAATTGTATAATTTAATATAGTATCTTTCTCGCTCAATTACATCATCACGAGAAATATTATCTTCTATTAACTCAATTTTCCAGTCGTTTATATTTTTATACTCAGTTAAAGCAATTGACATTTTTGTTTTTTTATATCTTGCATCTTTACGATGTCCGGAAAATCTACGTTTCAAAGAATTTTTAGTTAGGCCAATATAGCATAACCCAGTAACCAAATTAGTAATTTTGTAAATCTTATCTCTCCAGGAAAATTGAATACTCTTACATACAAAGAACCAATAACAAAATCTACAGATGGTTTGGATATCTATGAAGCACCAGAAAAAGATCATGTGTATTCATTGTGTGCAGATACAGGAAGAGGTCTTGAGCAAGACTATCACGCCTTTTCTGTAATAGATTGTACAACATCACCATATAAATTGGTTGCCAAATTTAGAAATAATAAAATGTCTCACCAAGTGTATCCTTCTTATATTAAGAAAGTTGCAGATCAATATAACGAAGCCTATGTTCTTATGGAAATTAATGATCTTGGTCAGACTGTAGCGGAGTTGTTGCACACCGAATTAGAATATCCAAATATAGTTATGATTTCTAGCGATAAAAAAGGGCAAAAAGCAAATGGTGGTTTTGGTGGTAAGGGGAAATCTAATTATGGTGTGAACATGAGCAACTCTGTTAAAACACAGGGTTGTTGCATATTAAAAGACTTAATAGAAGGCGAAAAGTTACTTCTTGAAGATTTTGATATTATTGCAGAATTGGGTACGTTTATTAACAAGAACACTGTTGCCGGAAATGATAAGTTTGAGGCATCAGAAGGAAACCATGATGATTTGGTAACAACCCTAGTTCTTTTTAGTTGGCTTACCACCCAACCTTACTTTAAAGATTTTACAAATTCAGATATTCGTAAGAGATTGTACGAAGCACAATTAAAGAAAATTGAAGAAGACAATAGTTCTTTTGGATTCATGGAAGGTAACTTTTTAGAGGAAGATGACACCCCAGTTGATTTTTAAGAAAATGCAGTGCAAAAACTAAAATTTCATAAATAATTCTACGAAAGACTATCGAATTTATAGTTTCAAGGAGATGAATAAATGGCATTTCAAATTAGCCCCGGTGTAAAAGTAGCAGAACGGGATTTGACCTCTATAATTCCGGCTATTGCTACTACGCCAGCCGGTATTGCAGGACACTTTCAGTGGGGTCCTATCGACCAGCGAATCATAGTAAGCAGCGAAAATGATCTTTATCAGTTGTTTGGTGGTCCAAATATTGATACTTTTCAATATTTCTTCACTGCTGCTAACTTTTTAAGATATGGAAATAACATTCAGATTGTGCGCGGAGCATCTGGTGATGCTCTAAATGCCGTTGCATCCAATAGCATTACTGGATCTGCACCTTCTTATCTGATTAAGAATCAAGATCAGTATGATGCAGTTTACAATGTAAATGATGGTGGTTATACTACCAACACAGTTGCATTCTTTGCCGCCAAATGGGCAGGTGCATTTGGCAATTCTCTAAGAATAGAGATGTGCGATAGCGTATCAGGATTTAATAACTGGTCGCTGTCCGGTAACTTTGGATCTGCTCCGGGAACATCTTTGTTTGTGCAGAATATCAACGGAAGTACTTCTGCAAACGACGAAGTTCACGTTGCTATTATAGACGAAGACGGGCTATTTTCAGGTGTTACAGGCTCAATTCTAGAGCTTTACGAAGGTTTGAGCAAGGCTTCTGATGCTCGCAAGAGTGATGGAAGCAGCAATTACTTTAAACGTGTAATCAACTCAGATTCTGCATATGCATGGGTACTAAATCCTCCAATTGGAATGAGCGTTCATGCATCTACAACTCCAACAACATACGGCACTATTTCTGGTACTGCTGGTATCCTTTCTATGGGTGCTACGGGTGGTCTTTATATTGCTGCCTTTACCGGTGGAGCAGTAGGATCTGTACCATCACAAAGCCAGATTGCATCTTCATATACAAACTATTTTGCAGATGCTGACAACGTAGACGTTTCACTTCTACTTGGTGGTCCTCTTTATGGAACCGATGCACAAACAGTAGCCGAGATTGCCAGAGCCCGCAAAGACTGTGTAGCATTCTTCTCTGCTCCAAATAGCAATCCTCTTTCAACTTCTGCTACAAAAATCTCAAATTGTACCACTCTTAAGAATAACATAGGAAGCAATTCTTATGCCTTCATAGATTCTGGTTACAAGAAGCAGTATGATCGTTATGCTGACGTAACCCGTTGGGTTCCTCTAAACGGTGATATTGCTGGTCTTTGTGCAAGAACCGATGAAACCAATGATCCTTGGTGGAGCCCAGCAGGATTTAATCGTGGAAATATCCGCGATGTAAT